AAACGTAAGTAATGGAATTAGAAATACCTTACGAACCAAGACCACTACAAGAAAAGATCCACAACGATCTCAAGAGATTTAATGTCATCTGCTGTCATAGGCGGTTTGGCAAGACGGTATTTGCAATCAATCATTTAATTATGACGGCTTGTGAGATACCAAATGCAAGATTGGCGTATATTGCACCGACCTATCGCCAGGGTAAAGCAGTCGCTTACGACTATTTAAAAGAATATACAGAACCCTTAATGAAACTCGGTGGTAAACGACATGAAACTGAGCTGAAGGTTGATCTATGGAATGGATCACGAATTCAAATCTTCGGTTCGGACAACCCAGATGCACTTAGAGGCTTAGGCTTTGACGGTGTATGCATGGATGAGTTCGCACTTATGTCACCTCGTACTTGGACTGAAGTAGTTAGACCTGCGGTAAGTGACAAGTTAGGTTACGTTATATTTATTGGAACTCCTATGGGCCACAATCAGTTCTGGGATGTTTACGATTTTGCAAAACGAACAGGAAAGGATTGGTATGCCCAATTATATCGAGCAAGTGAAACAGAAATTATCGATGCTCAAGAACTTGAATCTGCTAGAGCTACTATGCCAGAAGATCAATATGAGCAAGAGTATGAGTGTAGTTTCCAAGCTGCAGTCAGTGGTGCCTATTATGGCAAGCAAATACAAAAAGCTGAAAAAGAAAATCGCATCGTTGATGTAGATTATGATGATTCTATCGGTGTTGAAACGTGGTGGGATTTAGGTATAGGTGATTCAACCTCTATCTGGTTTGCACAACGCACTGGTAATGAGATACATTTGATTGATTACTATGAAACATCAGGTGAATCTTTAGCACATTATGCGAATGTATTACAAGATAAAGGCTACAACTATAGTCGACATGTAGCTCCACACGATATTGTGGCAAGAGAATTAGGTACAGGTAAATCACGACTAGAAGTGGCCTATGAATTAGGCATTAATTTTGATGTCTGTCCTAAATTAGAAATACAACATGGTATTGAAGCGGTTAGAAATACATTAGATAAATGTTGGTTTGATAAGAACCGCTGTAAATATGGTATTGATTGTTTGCGACAATACCGCAAAGATTTTGACGATAAAATGCAAACATTTAAAAATAAACCCCTACACAACTGGGCGTCACATGGTGCTGATGCATTTAGATACGGTTGTGCAATAGACCCTGACACAACAAGTCAATGGCAAACAGAAATTAACGTAGATACAAGGTATATAGTTTAATATGGCAAAAGGTAAACCACTTACAGAATTAGAAGTAGGCTCGATAGTTAGCTCAGAGATTAAAGCATCTTTAGGTTACATAGGTTCTGACATTACAGAGCAACGACAAAAATCACTAGAGTATTACTTTGGTGAACCGTTTGGTAACGAGCAAGAAGGCCGATCACAAGTAGTATCAACTGATGTATCTGATGTTATTGAGTCTATCCTACCAACACTACTCAGAACCTTTGCAGCTAGTGACGAAATTGTTAAGTGTGAACCTGTTACTGCCGAAGATGAAGAAGTTGCTAAACAAGCAAGTGACTATCTTAACTACATTTTTAACAAAGATAATGATGGTTTTATAACACTATACACACTATTTAAAGATGCCTTAATACAAAAAAATGGTGTAGCTAAAATCTATTGGGATAACTCAACTAAACGTGAACGTGAGTCTTATGAAAGACTAAGTGAAGATGAATACACCATGTTATTAGATGAAGATGGCGTAGAGGTTAAAGAACATACTGAGTACGATGATGAAAGTGCTGTAAAAGAACGAGACAAGGTATTAGAAGAAGTAGCACAATTAGGCCAAGCCGTTGATCCTATGATGTTAGATCAACTAGAAAATGCACCAATACCTATGTTACATGACGTAGTCATAGAACGCATTGAAACATTTGGTAAAGTTAAAATAGAAGCAATCCCACCTGAAGAATTCCTTATTGAACGTAGAGCTAAAAGCATACAAGATGCAAATTTTGTTGCCCACAGAACTACAGTTACTAGAACCCAACTAATAGAAGCAGGATTTGATCATGACAAAGTTTACAGCTTACCTTCAGACACACAAGATAAATACAATGAAGAAAAAATTACTCGTTTTCGTAATCTTGACTATGATTATGATAGTAATGCTGGTGAGGCGAGTACGGATGAAATTTCGATCTTTGAATGTTACATCAGAATAGATGAAGAAGGTGACGGTATTGCTAAGTTAAGAAAAGTAACTCTAGCAGGTACTGAAGGCTACACGGTACTTGATAATGAACTATGCGATAGCATACCGTTTGTATCAGTAACCCCTATTATTGTACCACACAGATTTTATGGTCGTTCTGTATCTGAAATGACTGAGGACTTACAGTTAATTAAGTCTACCGTTATGCGTCAGTTACTCGACAATATGTATCTAACCAACAACAATCGGGTTGCAGTAATGGATGGTCAAGTTAATCTTGATGACCTACTGACTAATCGACCTGGTGGTGTAGTTAGAACTAAAGGTTCGCCTGGACAAGTAATGATGCCAATGCAAACCCAAACTATTAATAGTCAAGCGTTTCCTATGTTGGAATATCTTGATACCGTTAGAGAGCAACGCACAGGTATTACTCGATACTCACAAGGTATGGATGCTGACTCGTTAAACAAAACCGCTACTGGTGTAAACACCATACTATCACAAGCACAAATGCGAGTAGAACTTATTGCACGTATCTTTGCAGAGACTGGTGTTAAAGACATGTTCTTAAAAATGTTTGAACTAATTGTTAAACATCAAGACAAAGAAAGAATTGTTAAAATAAGAAATAATTTTGTACCGTTTAGACCTATGGAATGGCGTAATCGTTGCAATATTTCTATTAGTGTTGGACTAGGTACTGGATCAAGAGATCAACAATTATCTATCTTAAATAACATACTACAAACACAGCTTAAAGGTTTGGAACTGCAAGGATCATCTGATGGGCCTATGGTTAATTTACGTAACATTTATAACACGTTAAGTAAGATTGTAGAAAACGCTGGTCTTAAAAACCCTAATGCGTTCTTTACTGATCCTGATGTTGGTATGCAAAATATGCCACCACCACAGCCACCACAACCAACAGAGTTTGAAAAAGTTTCACAGCTACAAGTACAAGGTGAGAACTATAGAAAACAAATAGATAGTGAGCTTAAAATAAAACAATTAGAAAAAGACTATCAAGAAATGATTTTAAAGTTTGAAACTCGTATTAAAGAACTTGAGTTACAATATGGCACTAAAATTAACGAAAATGAATTACGTAATAATGCCATGTTAGCTAAAGAAGAAATAATACAACAAGGGAAAATCCAAGAACAAGCACAACGTGCATTATTAGAGCAACAAAAAACTGCTCTAGGTGAGCTTGACCAAGTGGCTAGAACTATGGTAAACCCAAACGATGAGCAACAATAAATTAGAAACTGAAAGACAACGTGGTGAAAAAGCAAAATTATTGCTTGAAGAACCATTATTTAAAGAGGCATTTGATCTACTTAAAGAAGAATATCAAAGTGCTATGTTTCAAACTAAACATAATGATGATGATGTGCGTAAAGCCTTGTGGCAAGCATATCACATAACTGATAAAGTTGAAAACCATTTCAAAACTGTAATGGAAACAGGCAAACTAGCTACTGTACAACTTAATCAGCTTAAACAGAATTCGACTTAAATCGAATACACCAACCCACTTGGGAGTGTAACATTTAACGAAAGGAGGTTGTTATGGCAGATAGCCAAGCAACTAACGTAATCGAAGCAGGCAATTTAATAAAAGGACTTATGTCTGGCACTGCGGAGACAACTGAAACAGAACCAACTGCAGAAATTGCAGAGTCTGAAGCCGTTGAAACAGAAGAAGCAGAAGAAGAAACTTCTAGCGATGAAACTGTAAATCTAAGTGATGTTCCTTATAAGACTTTTGACGAAGCCAATGAGGAAGATCATGAATTATCTGAGTCGACTGATATACAAGAAAACTCCGAGGAACCGTATTATTCTGTCACCGTTGATGGTACAGACCTGTCGGTCAACCTTGAGGAGTTAATTCAAGGGTATCAAAGGAACGCAGATTACACTCGTAAAACACAGGAACTTGCACAGGAGAAAAACCAAACAAGTGAATTTGTTGAACGATCAAAAAAAGACGTTGAAGCTAAACTACAAAAGCTGAACGAACTTAACAACGCTGCACAAGCACAACTACAACAAGAATACGCTGAAATTGATTTTGAAAAGTTATATGATGAAGATCCAGTAGAAGCTGCCAGACTAGAGCATAAAATGCGTAGAAAGCATGAACAATTAGCTCAAGTTTCACAGCAAACTCAAGAGTTACAATCTCAAGAGTTTAACAAATACTTAGGTGAACAACAAAAACTTCTTAGTCAAAAGATTCCAGAGTTAATGGATGAACAAAAAGGCCCTCGTTTTAAACAACAAATGAGGGAATATCTTGGTAACATTGGATTTAATGACAATGAAATCAATAGCGTGTACGATCACAGATACGTGATGCTTGTTAAAGATGCGATGTCCTATCGTAATCTACAGAAAGCAAAGCCAGAAATAAGAAAAAAAGTGGCTAATGCTCCTAAGGTTGTTAAAGGTGGAGTGGCTAAAAGTAAAGGTCAAGCTGATTCAGAGGCTAAACGTCAACAACTCTCAAAATTACGTAAGAGTGGGCAGGTCAGAGACGCTGCGAAAATCTTTCGTAATTTAATCTAACAACATAACAAGGAGGCCTTATGGCACAACCAACTAACTTGTATGACACGTATGATACTACAGGAATTAGAGAGGATTTGGTAGATGTAATCTATAATATATCTCCCGAAGATACCCCTATACTTTCTGCAATACCTCGTACTGCTGCAAAATCAACTAAACACGAATGGCAACTAGATGCACTTGCTGCACCTGCTGCTAACCTAGTTATTGAAGGTGACGATGCAACTATTGATGCTATGTCAGCAACAACTAGAGCTTTTAACTTCACACAAATTCAAGATAAAGTAATTGCTTTGTCTGGAACTCAAAGTGCGGTAGACGCTGCTGGTAGAGCTGATGAAATGGCATATCAAATTGCTAAGAAATCTAAAGAACTAAAAAAGGATATGGAATTTGCTCTTATTAAAGGACAAGTTCAAGCTGCTGGAAATGCAACAACTGCTAGAGCTATGGGTTCAATCCCTACATGGATTGCTACTAATGGTGATGCAGGAACTAGTGGTTCATTATCTACAGGTGCTGGTGCTGACTTACCTAACTCAGGTACAGACAGAGACCTTACTGAAACAATCTTAAAAACTGTTATTCAAGAAGTTTACACTTCTGGCGGTGATTTAGATCTATTGGTAGTTCCACCATCTGTTAAACAAGTAATCTCAGGATTCAATGCGAACACAACTCGTTTTGGCCCTGCAGAGAAAAAAGTAGAGTATGCTGCTATTGACGTTTATAGCTCAGACTTCGGAGACATCCAAGTGGTGCCGAATAGAGTTATGGCAACTACAGACGAAAAATTATGTCTGTTGTTACAATCTGACATGGCTGCTGCTGCTTACTTAAGAGACTTCCAAGTTGTCGACCTAGCTAAAACTGGTGACTCTGAGAAGAAACAACTCTTATGTGAGTGGACTCTAGAGATGAGAAATGAAGCCGCACACGGTATCATTTTAGACATCAACCAATAATATAATTTAGGGGAGGTTACGGCCTCCCCTTTATTTAAGGATAAATTATGTATTATAGATTAAGTGGAGTAGTTAAAAAAGTCGACTACACAGCAACTGCTGCTAATAGTTCAGCTATTTCAGCACAAGTAAGATATGTTAGATTATATGCAACTACTGATTGTTTTATTACTATAAACAATCCTGCTGTAACCGCAACAACAGCAGCAACACCTTTGGCTGCAAAAGACTATGAGATATTTAAAGTTGCACAAGGTCAAATTATATCTGCTATTCGAGCATCAAGTGATGGCTCATTATATATTTCAGAATTAACGGAGTAACTATGACAACAACAAAAAGCCCAACTACTTTTAAAGTAGGAACAAATCACACAGTAGCTGTAGCTGATTCTTCAGCTGTTAACAGTACAGCTTTTTTAAGTGAAACTAGAGAAGTTAGAATTGTATGCACAGTAGATGCTTATGTAGAGTTTGGTGCTTCACCAACTGCATCATCATCAAGTTTAATTATACCTGCATATACACCTGAATATTTTAGAGTTGCTCCAGGTACTAAAGCAGCATTTCTAAGAGTAGGATCTGTTACTGGCACTGCTAGAGTAACTGAATTAACACAATAAATGCAAAAATTTTCTATTCGTGGACAAGATCGTTATCGTGATCGTAGGACAGATGTACCTAATGAAGTCTTACAATTAGAAAACTCAACTTATTTATTAATGGAAGAAGGATCTAACCTTCGACTAGAACAGGCTGTCGGCACTGTATTTAGTGGTACACCAATACCTACGTGATGATATTTAATGAACTGGTAAATATATTAAAAGAGAAAGAAAAATCTTCTCAACAAAAAACCAAGAACAAACAAAGAACAAAAATTTTAAGAAAGAGAGTAAGAAATGGCTGATAGTAAGATTAGTGAATTAACCGCATTAACAACACCAGCAAGTGATGATGTATTAGCTATTGTTGACACTAGTGCTGGAGTAACTAAAAAGATAACTATATCTAATTTAGCTACATCTTCAGAAGTTGTTGATGATACTTCACCACAACTAGGTGGAAACTTAGATGTTAATGGTAATGATATTACTTCTTCTGGAACTCTAACCTTAGATGTTGCAGGTGATATAACTCTTGATTCTGGCGGAGGCAGTGTCTTTTTAAAAGACGATGGTGCTTTTATTGGTCAACTTTCTAATTCATCTTCTGACTTTGCTATAGTAGCTTTAGCACAAGACAAAGACATAATACTTAAAGGTAATGATGGTGGTTCAGGAATTACTGCTCTTAC